CAGGGTTACTGCTATCTGGCTTAGGGGTAAAGTGTGTCTCAAACGTGGTATAACGCAGTGCAACAGCAAGTTGAGCAGCAATGAATCCACAAGTATGATCCGAGAAGCCCAGCTCGTCTACATCAGTTTCAAACAGAGTCATCCAGGCTAGATTAGCGTCATGTGAATCAGCAGGATACTGGCTGGTGCATTTCATAAGTATAACACGCGACGCGTCCTTAACGGCCAGTATAGCATTCCATATCTCACGCGCGGATGCTGCGCCCGTACTGATAGCTAGTGGTATATTGTACTGCTTAGACCAATAGGCCGCGCGCGCTAGCATGGGCCGATATACTATATCGCCGGAAGCGATCTTGATACCATCAAGATATGGCGCGCACTGGTCCAGTAGCTCTAACGTAAATACCGACGCCCATAGTTCCATGCCACAACCATTAGTCAGGGATTTTATTACCGATAATTCATTTACTGGAAATTTATAGCGCTGCAACTTTTGCCAAGTGCTAGGCATGCGTGCTTGATCGTATAACTGATCCAGTCCAATTTGATACTTGATGGCTGTTGCGCCAGCTTGATATGCTTGAGCGATCGCTGAACCCAGTAGTTCCTTATCGCCGCCCCAGTTAGTACCTACTTCAGCTATGATGCGTATTGGTCGGTCCATTACTTACTCCTTCTTCTTATCTTTTGCTTCCCGATCCTTCTTTTCCTGCTCTATCCTCTTATAGTTATCATCATACCACGGTAATACCTCTTCCCAAACATCATCCCCGGGATCAGGCTTCTTCTTTTTATCGTCTGCCATCTCAATACTCCTATGCCAGTCTATCTATTACATCTATTAACTTAACCCAACTTCACAAGTATATAATATATCACTATACGACTTAGCCATACAAACATATATACTTTCTACATTTAGTCCAGTATCATTAGTAAAATTAAATAGTAACTGGGAAATATCAGAACGTAAGTAATTAATACGATCACGTGTATATTTACTAACTGGTTGCTCTTTATTATTTTGAATTACTGTTGCAGTATCCATCTTTACTTTCCTATGCTAGCCTATCTATTACTTCTTGTCCACTAATCCTACGCGCTGTCTTACTACAAAACATCTCATCAACAGTAAAGTTATCCACAACCATATCCGGCCATACACGCCATGCACCAGCAAAGGCTGGCTCATGATACTCTCCAGGCGCAACTAACGCCTCGTGCTGCTTCTCATGCGCACCAAGGGGCTCCATGCGCCACTTACTGCGCTCCTGAAAGCACTCTGCCAAATCATACAGTGCAAAAGCAGGTGTATTAGCAGGTACAAATACCTCGCCGCCTTGCATATTATTGATGGCATCGATCACCAGCTTAACAGCACTAGCGGGCTGCATAAAGAAGCGTGTAGTCTCTGGATAGCGCACGGTAATACGATCGCCGCGCTCGGCCTGCTCGCGCCAGATCGGTATCACCGATCCATTACTGCCCATAACATTGCCATAGCGCACCGCGCTGAACATAGTTTGCAGAAATGTACCCGTTTCATTACGCGCCAACCACAAGCGCTCAGCTATAGCTTTAGTCATACCATAATGATTCAGTGGGGATACCGATTTATCCGTCGATATAAACAAGCAGCGCTCAATACTGGCATCCCTGGCCGCATCAGCTACAACCTGTGTACCCAGTACATTGACCCTATGAAACTCGTCTACCGCATACTCGCCGGTATCTACTCTCTTTAGCGCGCAGGCATGAATCACTATATCCTGGCCCTGGCATGCTCTATATACTTGCGGAGCATTACAGATGTCAGTCAGTATAGTCCGTACTTGTGGATACCTAGCTTTGTACTTAGCTTGCTTGTGGGGATCGCGCGATATAATCGTCAATTCATTTCCTTGCTTCAGTAACACATCGGTTAGGGCATGCCCTAACGTACCAGTGCCACCGGTTATCAGTATCCGCAGGCTACTACGATCCTGCAAAACGATTCGCGGTTCCTCGCCGCGTCCAGCCTGTGGATTCCCGTCCATACTATCCATATTGTACTCCGTGTCACGGTAGCACTTTATGCTACCTATATTATACCATCATTGCTATGCTATTGTCAATAGACAATGCTCAAGTCTTTTTACCAAGACTGTGAATATGACTTCGCGTTAGTGGCTGAATACCGCCAACATCACTATATTCTTCTTTACTAGGATTGTCAGTTAGGTCTGAGCTGCCAGTAGAGGAAACATCAGACCGATCGGATCGCACAGAAAGCATCCTTTCAATACCCTTTAATGTTTCATCTATATTACTCAGTCTATTTTCTAGGCTAAATGGTATGTCAAGAATACCGGGTGTAAGAAATACCCCTGATGCAGTTGGTGCGTCGGCAATAGCTTCCAGGGCTACATCAAATGCTTGAGCAACACTTGTATTAACACTCAAGGCACGTATATACTCTACTGTAAATGTACCAGCCGCACTATCCTCCGCCTGGGTGGGAAATCCGATAACGTTAACGCCAGCCCTGCAAATAGCTTCAGTAAGTGAACGCAAGTTCTTATCACGTACTTGGCTACCGCAAGCTGCCATAACCATAACTTTCACTCGACCGTTACGGGATACCTGAGTTGCTAGCCACTTAGTACGTACTAATGAGTTATCGGACAACAGCAAGCCACCCGGCGCGCCGTGCCCAGACCAGACAACTACATCGGCTGGTGAGCGCAAAATAGTAGCTACGTCATCTAGATATACCTTATTACCAGTTAATGTCAATACCCTAACATTAACAATCTTCTGAATACGTCCCAGCTCACTAAGCCATGCCAATTGTGTCTGACCATCGACAACTGGCGCAATCCAAGTTACAAGTAATTCATCCATGGGGTTCCTCTGCTACAATGAAAGATGCTATGTATTATACATCACGAAACGGTACCGGGTCAACCCAATTAGCGTACCCTGGATTGCGCATACCATTTACCTTGATCGAGAAGTGAACATGCGGTCCCGTACTGTTGCCGGTATTGCCTGATAAGCCTACGACTTGCCCAACTTGTACTTTATCGCCAGTCTTTACTAATATTTTACTGAGATGAGCATAGATCGTTTGGTAATTTATACCTATAATGCGTAAATATGTACCGTATCCACTAGGGTCATTTCCAGTATAGACCGTTCCATCTTGTGCTGCTAAAACTTGTGTACCTAATGCTATAGCGTAATCGATTCCATCGTGGCCAGATAGACCAAATTTCTTGTACCAGTCGGGATGTTCGCCAAACCATTGACTGACATAACCCTTACCGATAGGTAGTGGGCGAGCTAATGATATTTCCATGGGTTAGATTCCTACGGCCATCATTGTCCAACGAGCTGTAGCAGGAACTTCCATAGTCCATATGATGTCCTGTACATGCGTAGTAACTTCTACAGACTGAGGAAGAGGAGGATGATCGTGTGTACTAAAACCATTAGAGTTGTAGGCTGGTCCAGCCTCAAAAAACAGAAGGCCAATAGCCGGTGGAGGACCATAAAACGGCTCCTCAATTTCTAATTCACCGTCGATGTATAAATACCGCGTTCCAGGGCTATTTCTGCCATCAAGATAAATTTCTACTTCATATAGTGTATTTGGTACAATAGTACTGGTGCTCTGTTCCCCGCCGGACTCTAAAACTAACTTCCCATCACCGCGCACTGAAAATTCCGTCATAAGAGCGTTAAAATTGTAGCCCAATCCAATTACACCTGCCGGATAATCATCAAAAGGCAGATCATATGGCAACGCGGTGATAGAAAACGTGCACTTGATCCTGTGAACATTAGATAAATTTGTAACACCTGATTTATAGGAATAGCAATAGCCAGTAGTACCATATCCACCAGGTGCGCCACCATAGTAAGCCCATTGATAGAAATCATAGGAGTCTGTGATAGTACCATTACCAAATACACCCTGATCCCAAATCGCTTGACTAGTCCAACTATCAGTTGGTGGAGCAAATGTATAAAGTATAGTCCCAGCAGGAGGAACAGCCATAGTTATGTCCTTTCAAAATACACATCTACAGTTAAATATGTCCCAGTAGATGCACTAGAAACAATAGCTGATATCGAATCAAATGAACTATTAACATTCTCGGTAGTAGCAGTTCCACCACCAGACCCAAATGCGAAACCAACTCCAGCAGCAATCCCAGAACACTGACCATCCGACGAGATTCTTACTGTTCTAATAGTCAATGGGCTACCGGTAATATTAGTTGGCCCTGGTACAGTAGTCACAAATAACGAAGGAAACATCTCAAAAAACGCTTGCCCACCAGCCCCTCCACCGCCCGCGCCGGGAATCCAGTGCTTAGTAGCTGACTCATAGGTCAACGCGTCGCCATTCGCTGCGCCAGCTACATATACATCGCGCAAGAACCCCAGCGGTAAACTAACCGGATCATTACCAGCTGGTTCATGCTCAAAATGATGCGGGAATACCCAGGCGCGCACGCGTGTATATATATGTCGCCATAACAGCGATAAGAATGCTTCAGCTTCATGCGATGAATTATCAGCCATTGTATATAATTCTATGCTGCGTTGCCGATTGCAAGATATGTTACCCAACAAGCACTTGGGTCAGCATCATCCATGACGCATGTGAAACCAGTCTCTTCAATAGACTTGATATCCATTAGGCCAGCTACCGCGTCATCGACCACGTTAGCGTAAACCGCGCTATCGTAATTAGCGTAAGCCGTCTCACTATCAGCCAGCCCATTCTCGTCCGAGATAGCGGCACAAGCTCGGTTACTGGCCGATGTAGCTGCCCCGATACTGGCGCGAGAATGGACGGTTTGCGTGTCCTGGGTGCTTAGAGCGCGGTTGGCACTGGCGAACAGAAGTGCTGAAGGTTGGAAACCAACTGTTTCGGCTATGTCATTACCATCGGTGCGTGTAGTAAGATCGCTAACAGCGTAGCTACCACCCTTCAAACAGATATAACTGACATAAACTGGATAGTCACCTTCAAGGTTGTTCAACCGGAACCCGTTCGACAGGAATGAGACGAAGGTGTTCCTCATATCTACTGTTGCTACATTACAACAGGCTATGACCTCGCCGTTGTAGCCGTAACCGGCGGTTTGCGAATCACCAACACCATTCTGTCCCTCTATAGAAATAACACCCTGGGCGGAACTACCTGTTGCCATGCCGAGGGAGAAGCGTTGAATGCCTAAATCAGCCGCGCTTGGATAGCGCTGGTGGGCTGTTATCAGAACATCGGGCTGGAATCCCACGCTAGTGACATCCCATTGCCCGGTGCCGGTTGGCAGCTGGACGCTGCCAATGTATACGTTTGTCAGGTCCGCGCCACCCAGTGCGAGGTAGGAAATTCGGTAGGCTTGTGTGAACTGGTCATCAACGGTGAGCGTGAACCCGTCAGCGTCCATGCTGGCAAAGTCCAAAATGCCATCGAGAGTGCCTGTATCGGTGTAGCAGCGCACAACTTCTGTCGTATAGTGGGCCGTGCGGCTGTCCATGACAGCCTGGGCGTCTTCACTGATAGTCATCAAGCAAAAGCGGCTGCTATTGCTGGCTGCTGCGCCAAAGCCGAGGTTGAATGTACCACCAGCTACGGTGTCACCTGTACCAGTCGAGCCACCCCAGAAGAACATCACAATCTTGGGCTGGAAGCCCAAGCCAGAGATAGCCTGGGTCTGGGTAGCGGTCTTAGCTGTGTCTATATTGAAGCTACCTACTTTTGATACTACCCCGGCGGGCTCACTAGGACTGACACTAGAAGAAGGCGATATACTTGGGCTAATACTTGGTGACTCTGATACAGATGGGGATAGTGATATACTTGGACTTAGACTAGGCGACTCGGACGGCGATTCACTCACGCTAGGGCTTGCACTAGGGCTAACTGATGGTGATTCACTTACACTAGGACTCACACTTGGACTTACAGATGGCGATTCACTTACACTAGGACTTATAGATGGTGATTCAGACGGCGATTCGGAAATAGATTCAGATGGTGACTCACTCATACTTGGGCTTATAGATGGTGATTCACTAATACTCGGACTTACACTAGGACTTACAGATGGTGATACTGATACAGATTCAGACGGTGATTCACTTATACTTGGGCTTAGACTAGGACTCTCAGACGGTGACTCGGACAGCGACTCTGATGGCGATTCACTTACACTAGGACTTATAGATGGTGATTCACTTGGACTTTCACTAGATGCCTCACTTGGGCTAATTGAAGGAGATACTGACGGTGATACACTAGGAGATACAGAAATACTGGGTGATACACTAGGCGATACAGAAATACTAGGTGACGTACTGGGTGATGCACTAGGTGACACCGATGGAGATACACTGGGTGATGTACTTGGTGATATCGATGGTGACACAGAAATACTAGGTGACACACTAGGTGACACCGATGGGCTCACAGATGGTGACTTACTAGGAGATAGCGATATGCTAGGTGACAACGACGGACTAGGTCCACCCTCAATCTGACCAGTCTCACGTGCTTGATCAGCGGGTATCGAGCTAACACATGTCAACACTTGTGAGAATGAACCTTTACGACTAATCTCTGTATCAACTTCCTGAACCCAGAAGTTCCGACTGTTAATATATAATCGGCACGGCGATATCACGGTAATCGTATCGCCTGGATTGATCAAGTCATCGCGCGGTGTAGTAAGTACAACCTTCTCTTTCCAGGAATTCCTCTCAGTCAGCAGCCAGTTAGCTACCTCTTCACACGACATACCACTGCCAGCCGTACCGTCAGCCTGTAATTGCTTCTCGATAAAGGTACTTGAAACCTTATCGGTTAGATACCACTGTGTACCTTCTTGTTCTATTAGGAACGGATTAGATGCTGCCGCTGTATACTCGATCTTAGTCTTACTATCCTCTCCAGGCCAGCCCTCTACTATTACCCTATTGCGCGCCTCCAGAATAGTAGACGTATCCGTAGCTCTATAGATATCAATACCCTCTGTAAACGTAGCTATGGGGGACGCGCTCGGAGCCATGGTGATCTGTGTACGCTTAATAGTACCGTCGGCTGTATCATATGTACGATAGCCCAGACAGATAGAGTCCATACGCTCAATGAAGGATAGACCAGTCTCGCCTTCTTTCCAATCGAAGCAGCCGAACTTTTGTGCTTCACCAGCCCCAAATACAATACCAGTGCCGCCAATACCAGTCAGTACTTCTTCATTTAGTGGCACCCATGAGCCGGATGACTTGCAAATATACAAGATAGTAGACACCATCACTTCGTCGGAATGTCCGTAACCGTCGTCTAAACCGATAAGCCAAGCCGCGTAGCTCGACATATCAACATCGACTTCAGCCTCTAGGATTTCCGGTAGACCAAGATGACCCTTGCAGTTTAGCACTGTCTGCTTAGGGTATAGGCTATTATCGGCTGTTACAAAATAACCGGTAAAGCGCCTAGACGCCGTAGTATTATTGCCGCCCATATCGATCTTGATCTCATCCCACGGCATGATCATAGATGGCGATGAGCGCAGGGTAAGAGTTGCTTCTGCTACGCGTAAGTTAAAGCCAAGCTGTACTCTAGCGTCAAGCACGTCGGATAACGACGCACTATTCAGTGATGCAGCTAGATACGGCTTGCGGATAACACTCATGGCCTATTATGGAGATGGCGATATAAATGTGGCATCAACAATACTCTTGCCGTTGACGCCGCGGAATGTACGCTGTAGACTAACTAAGGCTGCGCTAGCCGCGCTACCACCGGGGTATGTTAGATCAGCCTGTGTGCCAACCAGATTACGCATACCTATATAGCTGGCTTCTATAGGGAAATACAACGAGAAATCCAGGTGATTGGATGTGCGGCCACCGATGTCTATGTAGTTCAAGCTACCGCCCGGGATATGATACTCGGTTACCTCCGCGCTATCGACACCACCGGGCTTAGTAATAAGTACTGTAAAGCTTGCCGAACCAAAGGTATATATATCTGCCATTATCCTGCTCCTGGGAGCCCAGCCGGGGCCGGGTAGCCAGCTCGCTCTTCAGCTTTACTAAATGCCCTAAAGACTGCCGCGACTATCTCATCAGCAACTGCTGCACCCCTGTCACTTATAACTTGTACTGCTCCTGGCTGTATGGTAACATTTACATTATTAGTACCGATAAGAGTTGTGCCGCTTGGATTCGGTATGCCAGCTATCGGTGCCGCGCCGGGAGTGCCTATCAGCGGTATTCTGGCTACAATAGCGTTCAAGATGTTAACTAGATCAGTATGTAAGATAGGTATGTTAGTTGTAATGAATCCAAGTATATTCTGTAAATGAGTTACCATAGTAGATGATAAGCCAGCCATCGCAGTTGTAGCCGTCGCGGTGTCAGCCGCTGCCGCCGTTTCCCCAGTAGTAGGCAAGCCCATCTTGCCCTTGATTACATCAGGGCTAAGACCTGACATCTTTGCCATCTCATTGACAAAAGCATCCATGCTGGCTTGATTAGCACTCTGGGTATTAAGAATATCAATAAACTTTTGTTTATCGATCATGCCTATGACATCTGGAGTGTAGTTACCCATCTGGAAGTCACGAATGATCTGCATAGCTTTAGCTAAGTCGCCGCCAGCATACTTATCAGCGATATTACCCCAGGTAGCTTCTGTTCCCTCACGCATACCCTTAGCCCAAGCTTGCAGACGATAGATATCCTCAAACGGACCATTGGCCCCTGGCGCAAACGGACTTTCCGCGCCACCGGGATAGCGCACATCATCAAGACTAATGCTAGCACTGATACCCTCTTCTAGGGCAGATCGAATAGCATCCCTCATAGCATCAGCTGCTTGCTTGCCAGCATCTTCCCAATCTCCTGGATCAAACCCAAAGTCGTCAGGCGTTATAGGAACCTCTCCTGGGGTTGGCTGTGCAGCAAACCATTGCTTGCCACCAGCCGCGGTTTTCCATAAATCAATCCAGTGCTTCTTTTCGGCTGTAATGTTCCTATTTACTGCAAGAAATTCAGCATTTAGAAGTTTCAGCGCTTCGATCTGGGCATCAGTAGAAGCCCAGGATGTCTTAGCCAGCGCATCATACTTCTTGATAACTTCCTTTATGCCTTCAGTATTGGTTTGCCATAGATCAGACGATCTCTGATCTGCCTCACTAATTTGAGTGGATAGACCAGCGAGTATAGTAGAATTTTCCGGGCTGATAAATGGAGTAGAGAAAATTGCTTTAGCGTCCTCACCAACTTTAGACCATGTTTGGAGACCAAGCTTGAAATCTTCAAGGCTGGCCTTAGCATCATTGATCGAGTCGCGTACTGGGTCAAAAATAGGTAGAGCTGCTATCTTATTGATCAGACCAATCAACCCATTAATAATAAAGTTGAAAGCCTTTACTATAACATTAGCTATAGGACGTAGAATATAATCAAGGATCGTATTACCAACTGCTTCAAGGGCTTTGACAAGCGGAGCTAGTGCTCTGCCTACGATACCTAGCATCTCCATGAAACTAGTAGCAAGGTTAGAGAATGTATCTTTAATTACTTGCCATACACTCTGTAGGGGAGTTACTACATTATCCCTAATAGCTGTTCCGACATTAACAAAAGCGCCCCAAATAGATTTAGCTAAACTTACCACAGCTTGCACTACTAAAGAAGCTAGGCTGATAATTATTTTGAACGGTATAATCAACACATTAGTTATAGCTCGACCGATACTATCTAATGCTATTACTAAGTTGATAATACCCTTAGCAGTAGTTGTGATAGCAGTATATAGTGATGACCAAAGCGTTATAAACTGGGAAATCTTAGTACGTATACCATCCACGAACGCTTTCATTAGCGCGTCAACATAGGCGATACGCGCGCCAATCGAGCCAAACACACCGGAAGCCATAGCGCCTATACGTGGGAATATGTCAATAACTTCTTTTATACGGATAATAAGCTGTGCAAGTACACCCTCAACCCATGTTACTGCTATGGCTAGGCCACGAAATACATTGAATACTACCTGACCCCAATCTATAGTCTTCGATCTACCTTCGGTTAGGATAGCTATTGCGTTACTAAAAGTCTGACCGAATTTATTAGCTTCCAGTTGCTTGAAGACTACCTGTAGGGATGAGAATACATCGCCAAGGAAGCCGCCAGCTTTAGCAAGGTCGGCTACCGTGCTCTTGAACTCAAATATATTCTTCTTCCAAATGATGAATGCACCTGTAAAGGCAAGTAGAATAATCGCAGCTATTTTAGCTACTGCTGCGAATGCTAAGAGCGCAGCTCCTATTCCCTTTATTGCAGCTCCTGCCGCTGCCCAACCAGCTGTACCAAATGATTTTAGCGCGGTGCTTAGTCCAACAATACCAGTCTGAGCATTACCGGTCTTAGTGAATGCAGACAGTATTCCCTTCCATGACGCAGCTATGCTAAGATTCATAGCTTTTATAGCGCCCTGTATCTTGGCCCCACCAGTTATAAGTGCTGTATATATACCGGATAGACCGGACGCAATAGCTACCTTTATAGCTGGGAGATTTACGCTGAATGAATTCCGCATAAATGCAAATATACCAACAAAGGCCCGGGATAGATAAGCTAGAGCGCCTGGGATACTAGCAGCCGAAGCAATTACTGCACGACCGATAGCCATAAATCCCACCTTGATAGCGAAAGCAGCATCGCTGAGTAGCGCTGTGCTCTGCATAATTACAACAGACCCTTTTGCCATCGCAGCTGCGGCACTCGCTATTGCCGCCTCGGTATAGCGTAATGTAGTAGCAGCTTTAACAATACCAGCTACGCCCTTTAGCATAGCAACAGATGAACTTATAAACGTTGCACCTATAGCAATTAGCGACTTACCAATACCAACCGCGCCAGCTGCAAGAATAGAAGCTAGCCCTATGATAGTTTTCTTGATGGCAATAAAAACATCCGCTACAACAATCGCACTATCCCTGATAAGTACCCTGAAAGCCTTACCAAGACCCAATATCGATATACCAAGACTCTTGAATGCCTGGATCACTCCACGCACGATAGGCGTTAGGGAATTCAGAAGACCGCCAAAAGCTGACATAATTGAACCAGCCACGATAGCAGCTGGACCAAGCGCGGCAATCATAATGCCTAGGCGCACTAGGGCAGTTATCTGGTCGCGCGGCATACTAGCAAGATTACGCGTTATATTACCAATAGAATCAGCGAATTGTTTTAGGATCGGTAGCAGTGATCCACCAATAGTAATAGCTAGCGCTTGAATCTGATTCTTGAAGTTCTTCCACTGGGCTTCCCATGCTTTGGTTGCATCAGTAAAGGCACGATCGGTCTGACCAGTAGAGTCACTAACATAAGCAAGTGAATCAGCATACAGTTTAGCAGTATCAGCGGCTAACATCATTGCACCGCGCAGACCTTCCTGTCTTGTGAACATAACAGCTAGATCATTCTCGTTATCAATTAATTTTCTTCCATATTTATCGGTAGCAGTAGCAAGTTGTTCAACAACTCCCATTAAGCCCTTAGTCTTAATGGTTTGAGATGAAAGTACTATTCCATACTTACCAGCTACCGCCTTAGCCTGATCTGTAGATTTCAGATAGGTTAACATAACACGATACAACATAGTAAAGGCTTGCTGTGGAGGACTACCCTTTAGGGTTAGCACGGACAGCGCTCCACCTAGCTCTTCTAGGGAAACTCCAAGTAAGGAAGCAACCGGGGTAACTTTTGACATACCAGTCGCTAATTCATCATAAGTTACTACACCACGGTCAATAGTTCTAAACAGGATATCACTAACATGCATAGCTTGTGATACATCCATACCATAAGCTTGCAGAATTTGACCAATACCTTTAGCGGCAACAATTGTATCAGTGAAAGCAGCCGTAGCAGATTTAGTAGCTACTGCTAGAAGTTGTTGGGACTGCGCAACATTGTAGCCACGCTGTACGATATCAAAATAGGCTTCAGCCAGGGCTTTTGGCGCATCCACCGTCTTCGTAATATCAGTAGACATCTGGATAAAGCCCTGGCCTAGCACTTGCAACGACTGATCAGTCTGATTCGTAATAACTTGGATACGCCGCATCTGCTTATCGAATTCCATTGTTGCATTTGCGGCGGCCGCGCCCAGCATAGCAACAGGCATAGTAAATGCAGCAGTCATACCCAAACCAATCTGCTGAATCTTAGAGCCTAGTTGAGCAAAGTTAGCGCCAATACCCCGTAGGTCTTTTGATGCTAGGTCAGTTGCACGTATAACAATAATGGCTTGTGATATACCAGTTCCAGCCATATGGGGTTACTTCCTTTTTGCTAGCCACTCATGGTACTTACCCAACATAATCCACATACGCAAGACCTCATCCGCGGGCATCTCGCGCAATTCCCATGGCCAACAATGGAACTTCTCGCAAATCAGTGCCTCTGCGAGTTGCCAGGGTACAGTATTACCTATCCAGCCAGCTTCAATGATGGCTTTTTCTAAGCTGGGGGGAGGCTTGTCATTTCCTCCACAAAGCGGCCAGCGGTAACATTTAGAAGATTGATCGGTAGGTTGCCGATACTTTCTATCGATGGTTCAGGCATTGGGTCGCCGTTCTCATCTACGTAGTTCCAGGAACGGATAATGAAGGATAGCCCCTCGATGATCTTATCAAAGTCACCGGACGCTACTAGGCTGAATACTTTAATAGGTGGGTTCATACGAGCAACAAATTTCCAGCCCTCCCACTTATCCTTCAGTTCAATTTCTCGTTCTTCAATCGGCAGTTTTCTCATGTTGGACATTGTATAACCTTTCTACTGTATTGGGTTGTAAGGGCGAAGCCCTACAAATAAAACAAGCGATGGCATTACGCTATCGCTTATTCTGGCGTTCCCATGCCATATTTCCCTTTCAGTCATCGGCTTAGCCGAAGGTAGCACGTGTTAGTGATCCAGATCGAGCAACCAACGTACCGCTGATAGTTCCCGCGTCTTCAACCGTAAAGTTTAGTTCGTAACTAGTTAGAATACCACAAGCCGTGTACATCGATGCACCTGAACTAGAACCAGCCGGTCCAAAGCAGAATCTGGTAGAACCACCCAGGATGCCGGACAGAACTGCATCCGCACGATTGGCATCACTGTTGAAGAAAGCATCAAATGTAAGCTCCCAATCCTTGATGCCGTCCTGCATACGCTCACGAACATCACTGCCGAAGCCAGTTACCTCGGGGGCTTCCGCTGAGTAGGTAAGCGTAACACTGTTGACATCACCAGATAGAGCTTGGCATGTGGCAGTAGAGTCATCAATACCTATTGATGCATTTTTAGCTGCAATTTTACCCATTGTAAGAACTCCTTATTTCCGGGTTTGAGTTTGTCTCGAACCCAGTTTTATAGATAATTACCCAAAGAGACTAAGAAGGTAGCGCATGGAGATGTACCACCTAGTGTTACTGCTGCACGATTATACTGTGATGCAGATGATAAGTATATCAGGGATGCACCAAGCGGAGAGCCAGCTCCAGCTGGGGTAACACCTTCAACTGCCGTAGCTGTCGTCCAGTTGCTATCATCGCTAGACTCTTGAATCGACGCGCTAAATGTTGGAGTTGTACCAGTCAGGCTCAGCAAGCGTACGATGGCATAGCGTGAGCCAGCCGCGCCATCGGTGAAGTTCTCGCTGGCTAGATTGGATGCCCCTGCGCCACTTATAGTCCCCTGATATAGCTGGTAGCCGCGCAAGAGAGGTATACAACCGGATATCGTAAATGATGTTGCTCCGGCATCCTCTATGGCAAAGTTCAACTCATAATTAGTCAGGACGCCCATGAAATCATAGGATATCTTAGACGATCCGTAACCAACAGGGTAGAAGCCGGTTAGTATAGACGCCGCCATTAGTGAGTGTAGTGCAATGTCAACATTAGATGCGCCGCTATTGTAAAAGCCATCTACGGATAGCTCACTATCCTTAATGCCATCCTGCATGCGCGTGCGATTATCGTCGCAGAACGCGGTAACTTCCGGGGCCTCTGCGCTCAGTGTCAGCGTGGCATTATTACTGTCACAACTAAAGTCACGAGCGCTAAGAATAACACGTGCATTGCGACCTGCTATTTTACCCATTAGCAGACTCCTTTGGTTGTGTAGGTACTAGTACACAACATTTCCTATAGTAATTATAACATAAAGTAACATACTGTCAAGTAATTTCGCTACTTTAGGACGATTACACATATTATTACTACGGTGTCCATTCTAGTATTCTAGCTGTCATGGTAAACGGTAACCATGTCGCGCCGCCTACGGTAAAGACTGTTTCAGGATCACGTGTACCGGTAACGTCTTCAAGTTCTTCAGCTGTACCATTGATACTTTCGTCGGATTCTAGGGTGCCGAGTACTAGATCAGTAGCCGACCAGACGCGGTTCATGACAGCTGTGGGTTGTCCAGTGTCGCGTATGAAACAGCGAATTTGAAAGTCCCATAGCCGATTACGATTGGCTCCCGCACCACCCATAGATGTACGGTGTGACGCTAGACCAGTCCACTGGACCACCGCACAAGAACCGGACGCGGTTTCAAGTATTTGATAGCTGTTTTTGCTAACCATACCGGGTCCAAATACCGAAGCCGCCGAAAGCATAGTAACAAGTCCATCTGCAATTGCTGATGCTGACATTACGCGCCTCCATACATACCTGGGATTGTCTCAGCCCTAGCACGAGCACGCTCAGCCTTGACTGTACCAGGGGCATAATGGCCATGTACCGCTGCTTTCATGACTGTATCAGCAGTAGCTTGCATAATAACCTGATCCATAACTCCATAGTCGGCATCTGCTTTTTCTATTAGCTTCAAGCTGGTATGACCTGGATGAGTCCAGCCGCGGAAGTTAGATACTGGAGACACGGTATAGCCTGGCGATGGTGGCCACCACGGTTCACGCGGTCCAGTCATACCGGGCCATGATAGGGCTTTCTTGTATACGGGCCTAATAACATGCGGCGCAGTATCCCTGTTGACAAGATTCCATTTAGTGGCATCATTGGTAGTTACAATGATCGACCCTGCACCTAAGCCTAGAAAATATGAATTCCGTAGATGACCACCACCATAGCGCGGGTCATCGCGCGTGCTACGCGGTGTTACATGCCGCAAGCTAATAACATGCGATATACCAACTTCATTGAGCGACTCTTTGGCTACCTGGGGTATAATATCAGCAGATAGCTTCATATTCTTGGCAACCCGCTCTAGATCACTAGTATCCACATATATCAGTACTTTATGAGCCATCTTTCTTACCCAATAGTTCCTTACACCAGTTATAGATACGTACTACTGACAGCCCGTCGGTTGGCCCAACGTACTTATAAGCAAACTTACTGCGATTTGGTGTATCTATAGCTAGAGAATCTACGATACCGCTAGCTATACCATCTACCGTAGGTTGTATCTTGAATACTTCTTGATCATCATCGAACCCACCACCCCCACCAACTACGGCTAGTCGTACATCTGGTACACAAGCAGCTTCCAGGATTACATTGCTTGGCCCATAGCTGATCAATAGGTCGGCAGCATTCAACATAGTATCGAAATGCACACCCGGTAATGCTACGATCGGTACGCCGGACTCCTTAATCTGCTTAACATGCCAATCGAAGTTGCCCGCGCGCGGATGGGTCGAGACCACAAATTGTACATCCGAGAGCTGTCGCGCGGCAGACAGGAAAGCAGCAAATGTTTCCTCTATACCATCATAGCAGCCCAGAAGATTAGTATCTTGCCGCCACGATGAACAATAAGCCACTACCGGCTTCTGCTGGTCTAGGTTCAATAAGCGACATGCATGAGCGCGATCACGATTAGCGCCAGCTAGACGGTCGAACTGCGGTAGGCCCGTCGCGCGTATCTCTACCCTGATCTGCTGTTCTTTAGCGCGTGCTATATACCAATCAGCTTGATACGGGCCAGCTACCGCTAGGTCAGTAGCAGTAATAACGTCATGAATATCGCTGTTTATAGGACCGCGATCATTATTATCCAAATAAACGGCATGTGGCACGTGTAGGCACGAAACGCCATGCACACGTCCATACATAGCGCACAATCGCATAATAGGTTCAACATCATTATGCAGTAGGATAAGATTCATACCCACGGTATCAAATATCTGCATTATGTTAATCGCGTCGGGCAAGCGATTATATAGGTACGATGGTAAGTTATTATCTAACCATGTAGATACAACATCAGTGAGTACACCGCCACTAGCCGTTTTCAGAGAGTTTATAACCCGTAATGATTCCCTGAATGAATGGTGTTGCATCTGTTCGGTAAGCACTGATGATATGGGCTTAGCAGGAAGCTCAAGATCAGAGAGTGCTTTCTGCCACTGCTGGCTGATCGTCCAGAATGTAACATCGCCAGGGTATTCTTTAGCAAACTGCTTGATAAGCGGTATAAACGGCGGGTGTGGAGATACAAAGATATTATACATTTGACTCTTCTTTCTTCAAGCGGTTATTGAGCCATGTATGATTCAATATTTGTATAAGCTCATATGTATAGGCACGCAGTACAGGTATGCCGTCTACAGTATAAGGCATAGCGTAGGTTTCTAGACCCAGCAAGTGGCGCGAGCTGGACTCGATAAGCTCAGTGCGGAACCCAGGGTTATTGGTATCAAGAACAACCTCAACTGGCTTAGGTTCAATCACTTTGATAGTAGTCTTGCGCTGTTTCATAGACTTAGTACCGTTCCTTTCATTGCAGATGGCTGCTTGCGATCCTCCCAGTTAACATAGTATACATTTGGTAGGCGACCGTGTTCCATACGGAAGTTTTCTATAATGCCGTTATACACTTTACTGTAAGCTTCCAGTTGATTATCAATAAAGAACTGTTGGTAGTAGGGTATACGCTTTTCAGCAGTAGCCTGTTCTTTTTCAAGATTATCTATAATATTGCATAAACTCTCATACCAAGCATCGGGGCTATTATCAATCAGTGTGCCAACGGATGCTAAATCACCGTATGGTTCACCAGCCGTACCGACCCACGGTATACCGACTAGCCCATACTCCAGCCCCTTGATCCAACTACGACGCTGGTCATAATAGCCGTGTAGTGGAGCGACACCTATATCGAATAGCTTGACTACTTTAGGCCAATCACTGGGCGGCACACCGGGCTGTAGCTTGCGCTGGTCATAGGGTACTGGTAGCTGCTCATAGATACGCGGGTCGTTGCCGCAAATCAGCCATAGCACCTGCGGGTACTTACGGCAGATCATAGCTGCGGCATCACGGATACCGCTACCCCAGAAGCTATCATAATGGCTAACTGAGCCACCCCAGCCGATAATAATACGATCCGAGAGGACCGCTGCTACTTTAGCGTCAGCATGAGGTTGTAAGCTAGTCCACCATTCAGCACGCGCGTAATTAGGTAAGTGAAAGCCCTTTACCACATATGACCAGTCATCGAGTAAGTTACGGTTAGGGCTGATAAGACCATTAGACTGCTTCAAGCCACGCTCTAGAGAGACGAGCGGAGGCGGGTCTAGCTTAGCACTGTTCTGAATCCAGAACGCATGTGCCGGATTGGACCAGGGCAGGGATTGGTACATATCGTCTAGGTCTACAGCAACCGGCTTACCGAGCCCCTGCCAGTAACGTATAATGTCGATTACTTCCGGCGATATGACATTGCGCTGCACAATGATTAGATCGCGCGGCATAATAAGGTCTTGAATAGCTGGCGCGAGATAATCCGTAAAACCAGAGATATGAATCAGTTTAGCATCCCAGTCTGCGCCATTCTTTTCACGCGCGCGGTTCATAGCGTCGGCTGGTGCCAACATGCGCCACTCGCTGCAATTCCATTCCTGGGCACTATCTGCATAGATAAATGCTACTTTCACAAGATCGTCCTTTCTGCTACCATATTAGAGCCTACCTACAACCACCCTTCTTGCCACCCTTCTTCTTCCTAGCCATGGGATACCCCCTATGTATTGTTTTGATAAACCTTTTTTGAAAAGGTTTATTCATCATCAGCGTCAGTATCAGCCGCATCCGGCGTTAGGCTGTCCGGGAACCTAAACATATCGCGGTGAAACTTGGGCTTTACCCTGTCACTGTCTTCCTCTACCGTAGACTTACCAGCTATACTGGTACCACCAACATATAGGTAGCCACCAGATGTGCCCCCACTAACACCAGTTGGAACTAAACCAGCATTACTTAGGTCTTGACCTTCTAATCTTTCCAATCCATCCCAGAACATTTCATAAAATACCTGTCCGCGTGTACGCTCTCCTGGTGCAAGTGTAACATTAATACGTGTCATCTCAGCGTGCGCCGCGGCATAAAGAGTATTAAGATTAGATAGCCAGTCATAGATAACGGCTGATTCAATTGGTGGGACTTCGTAACCCCATGATTTTAGTCTTGTCTCTATAATACTACAGCCGCTAGATAAAAACCGCTCAACGCGCGCCAGGGTTGGTGAAGATGATGTACTGAAGTTATTCGCACCATCTAATAGATTCGCGCACAATCCAGCTACCGCATCCGGTGTTCCATATGCCATATTATACCTCTTTTAGCTAGCAGCCCTTGTTACATCATCCTCTACTTCTAGAAAGCTTTCAGTTAGGGTGTTCACACAACCACTAGTACGCTTAACCTGAACATCATAGAAATAGCTTGGATAGATATCTAGATTTCTGGCCTCAATAGCGGCTAACGTAATTGTAATATTGCCAGAAGCCGCACTATCAATTGTAATTGCACCATTTGATGTTGCTATTGGCGAAGACCCGTTAACATACATTAGACCACTACCAGCTGATAGCATTAATTGAGAATCGGAATCGGATTCCGCTTTATGTCTTTTAGCAGTAAACCATAGTTCACTATAGTCACTAATATCACCTAGGCCAGTAATTGACACGACTTGACTATCACCACGCCGCATAGTAATTTTACCGACACCACCTACGATAGTGTTCAGTATAGATTCGGCTGACTGAGTTAATGTACGAGTACTATAAGACCAAACTGATTCTGGATTGAGAGTAGATAATGATATCTCTGCCGTACCGCTCCACTCCAACCAGCCTGTACCTAGTAGCGTGTCAGTTGTCGCCGGACTTGCGCCAGCCTGCTTATAGGCGTAATACGAGTATACTCCCGCCGTACTCGTTGGCATGGTTGCCAGGTAGATACCCTTCGTGCCGGCCTCGGTCATGGCAATGTCACAATCCGTCCACGTCGCGCCGGCCAGCGCCGCGAACGCCGCGCCCGTCCATACCTGGCCAGTGCTATTGAGAAGCACGGCGTAGACGGTCAGGCCGGTGGTTGCATAGGTGTGCAGTTCGTTTGCCATGTTAGACTGTAGTTCCGCTATTGGCTATACCGATGATATACGCCGTTCCCGAACTCGGTGCGCTAGTAAATTGATAATTCGCATCCCATTCTGCAACATCATCTATGACCAATAATGTTGCGTAATCATCGCTATCTCCCGATCCCTCCCACAGTGCTATAATCAGTGTCCAATAGTAACTCTCACCTGGCTCTACTCGGCCTGCCATGCCGGTTGCAGTCTTGATGTCTGTCCAGGCATTTGCTGCCACAGACCAATCGGCATTGACTGAAATAGTTGTGAATGGTGGACGTGTTTGCCAATCTGCTCCGCCAGAACCGTCAGCTGTAAGAACTTGCAAAGATAACGCAAGATCATCAGGAGATGTTACAGAGGGTGCTGGTGGTGTATTTCCACCTTCATCGTCAACGTACCATACGGTACATAAATCTGGCGTAGCTACATCATCAAGTGCGAAATAATAAGTCAGCTCAGTATCCCAAATCATCCATATCGAGTTATCGTTACTCCAGATGATTGCTTCATTTGTACCACCTACTAAAGAATATGCCGTCTTTCCGTCGTTTGTTCCATTGGTGACGTATGTACCATTGAATAGTGGTGCTCCCGCACCAGACACTACTATTGATCCGGTTATAGAGTCACAAGATTTCAGATGATTAGCATTAAATGTTCCCCCATCACCGATATCACCGCTATGGTCATGGTCGCTTAGTGCTCCACCTGCCGCCGCTTCCCACGCCGCATTGCCCGCGCCGTCTGCCGTCAATACCTGGCCGTCGGTGGCTGATTCACTGTCTATGTTCGCCGCTCTGACTGTCTGTGGTTTGAAGTAGGCCATTAGCTATATGTCCTTATACTAACCTACAGTATGAGTTACATCATCCGTAACTTCCAACATATTCTCAGTCAATGTATTAATACTGCTACTAGTGCGCTTGACCTGAACATCATAGAAGTAACTAGGATAAGCAACCAAATTAGCAGTTTCGGGAGCTCCCAGCGTTATTGTAATATTGCCAGAAGCCGCACTATTAACAGCAATTGCACCATTAGATACTAATATCGGAGCAGTGCCATTGATGTAATGCAGACCACTACCTTCAGAAATCATAATCTGTGCTTGTATATCAGACTGACCTTTGTGCTTCTTAGCCGTGAACCATAGCTCACTACGATCACTGATGTCTCCCAGACCAGTAATAGAGACCGATTGACTATCGCCGCGCCGCAGGGTAATCTTGCCAGTACCATTTACAATAGTATCTACTACAGATTGAGCAGTTTGGGTCAGTGTACGTGAGCCATAAGACCATACTGCCGAAGCAGTTGCTGATATAGCATCATCATCGAATGTACAAGCAGAAATAGCCGATGCAGTTAGTGTACGAGTCGTATAAGCCCATACATCAGATGCGGCAGCGCCAGCCGCAGGTAGACTAGCTGATATTTCACCTAGTGCTGAACCTGACAGTCCAAACTCAGTCTTATCGGTCAGCGAGCGCGTAGCATAGACCCAAACGCCACAAGCTGTAGCAACGCTAGCTGCAATTTCACCAAGCGCTGAACCAGATAAACTAACTGACCCTACAACACTGGCTGTAGTTGCATCGAATATCTCAGTTTTTACATCAGCTAAGGTATCTCCGGTTAGCCCTTGAACGTATACCCTTATCAAGTCATCCGGGGTAACCGGAATGACGGTTGTAGTAAGCAGCGCGGTGCAGGTTGATGAGGCTAGTGATATAACAGATGTAGGGGACTGATAAGCAGTACCTAGACCATCGATTTGCTTGGTTATACAAGCACGATAGGCACCATTACCAGCTAGGCTCTCCATGTAGACATTAGCTAGTACCTCACGGTTCTGGCCGGATGAGTACGACGCGGCCATCAGTGGACTACTGATATCCTGATTAGTCAAGGTGGTTATACTTAGAGATTCCATAGTCTACACCTGTTGTATTGTACTAATTAACTATCATAATAGCAAGTCCAGCCCCTATCGGTAAGACTCTGACGGGCTGACGCACTAGATGCAGTAGGTACCGAGTTATTGCGTAGGTCTAGAATACCGCTAGCTGTACTAAGAGCATCTAAGTCTATGATTATGTTATCTACATCCGAAGCAGCCATATCATTACCGGATAGATCGACATTAGTTAGAACTGTGCCACCGATACAGGCTGTAGTGACATTGGCGTCGGTAAAGCTTATAGAGGATAGGCTGGTTGCCCCAGACGCTGTTATAGTTTCTAGGTATGGGAGACCCGTAGCACATAGTGATGTGTACCAGGTTGGCTGGGCATCTGCTAGGTTCTGAATGTCTATATAATGAATCATGCATGGGTCGCAGTATATTTTGACTACTGCGGCTGATCCTACTGTGCAAGCATACTCATGGCTCAGGGTGAAGAGGACATTACTGCCTGTTACGCAGCCTGTTATCGTTTCTACAGCTTGGTCGTATGGATCGTTCCAATCGACGTGTATCTTGTAGTCACTCATGGTCAGCTATCCGATCGTAGGGTTGCTGTTATCAAGCCCGTTGGTAAGTCTAGGCCATTACCATCATTATATAGCGCGTCGCGCTCACTGGCACTAAATATGCAGTTCCAGAGACGCACTGGACCGATTGCGCCGTCAAAGTAGCCCACTCCGCTGTTGCCGCCCCAGCCTAGGTATAGTGGCTGACTATCGGTTGGCGCGAATGTAACCATGTCGGTATTGGGATTATCGACCATGGATTGGTCGTCTACCTGTAAGTACATGCGACTGGCGCTTTCATCGTACCAACTTAGTAAGTGGTGCCAGTCAAATATGCCACAGCCAGTAGAGATAGCGTTGTTACTATCGACGTATTGTGTGCTGGCTGATTCATGGATATTCCAACGTACCTTGGCGGTTGGGAGGAGTTCTAGAGACCAGTTGTTGTTATGGGATATAATGGTAGCTGTATCGCCTGTAGCTGGTGAGGATGAAGGTTGTATCCAGGCTTCTACTGTAAAGTCACTAGAAGCACTGAGCTGGATAGTGCTTGCGCTGCTGGCACTATGATATTGAGATGCCGAAGTATTATAGCAAACCGCAGAGTCATATAATTTCCCCATTCTAGAGCCAGAATTACCACCAGTTGGTAATATATCAGTACTTCCTATGTCATCATAAATAGTTCCATAAACTCCTTCGTTACACCCCCAAAAAGCAATAGGTGAAGCTGTAAATGATTCCATAACTTCGCCAGTTATCGCAGGAACTTCTGGGTCACTTTGAAAGCTTTCGCTAGTTAGACCAGACCCGCTATTCCATAAGGCATAAATCTGCTCGGAGTTGAGTACTCTATCCCATATTCTCACCGGACCTATTCTACCAATAAAAAAGTTCTTTACTGGGCCAATATCACGTATGAGATCGCTATTATCACAACCTAAATGAAAGTATTCATACCCTGTTGCTCCTGCCGGGAATTCTATAGCATGAAAGTACACATTGCTGTAGTCAACATGCATACGCGCTTCAGCATAAAATGAATCCCAAGTAATCACAATTTGATGCCATTCATTTAGACTTATCGAGTCGCTATAGATACGTCTTGGATATTCTACTGGTACTCCTTGAACAATTTCTATATTATAACAAATCTGCATCCCGTTTATCAAAGATAGCTTATAGTCCTCACCAAAACTCCAAATACAATATTCCTCTCCAGCTGGCGGATCATTAGTAGGATAAATCCAACATTCTAGTGCGCGTATATAGTACTGCGCTAAATAAGAACGAGCACTAAAATAATAGAAATATTGACTACCATTGAATAAACGAGATATAACATATATTTTCCCATCTGTGCTGCTTGGACTACCTTCATCTTCAGGGGTAAGATCAAATAGTCCATAGCTACTATAATCTATAATTGGCCCTGATACCTCATCACAATTCCATGAAGCATGCAAATCAGGACCAGCTAGTCCATTATAGTCATAAAGCACATCCCACCCTCTGTTGATTAATAGAGTGATATTACTAACTCCAGAAGAACTTGGCGGCGAATTACTATCAACGCGTAGCACGTAATTATACGTAGGACCAGGACGATGAAGTCCCATATCAACAATAGTAGCAATAACCTCATCTATAAATGTCGCGCTAAGCCAATTATGATCAATATGTAGAACTTGCAATTTGGTCAGTACACTATATCCCTCACCATACATGTTCAATACAACAAGATTATTATAAGAAAGGTATGCTGCCGCAAGATTTACAGCATTGCGTATATCTACAACAGATATTCGGGTTCCTTCAGTTAATAATCCAGAAACATATTTTGCAGAATCACTAGAAAGAATAAAACTAGATATATATTCAAGGTCTCCGGTTACCGCAACAGCATATTTAGCTTGTATAGCACATATATGATCTATATCAAATACATAAGTTTGATATGCTTCATTCCAAACACCCTCAAATCCAACATTACTCCATTCAATTTCAGGACCACCAATTATCATAGTATAAACATTCAGTTTGGGACTTCCACTACCAGCAATTCCACCACGTAGCTCTAGATGTAATCTTGGTATTCCCTCAGCATTAGTAAGGTTAAGAGTAATGGCAGAGTCTTCAGCTGTAGCAGATATTTCCGCACTATCAGTAATAACTCCACCAACTGGACTAGCAAATACCACAGAATCTACAATATCAGCAACCGTCATGGCAGCACCATTGGTCCAACATCAGCACTGGTCTTCGGGTAAGCTGTTGAGTTGTCAAACGTACTGGCTGTGATTGTACTGTTCGACAAACACGCCGACATTACACTACCGCCGGTTATAGTACGCGCTGCATATGTCCACATGCCTGACGCTGTCGCATCAGGCGCTAACGATCTAAAGCCGTAGCTTATGCCACCGGTATCACTGTTAACAGTTGCTTCAATATACACCGTATAAGTCTTACTGCTCTCAAAGCCGTTGCTCGCTGAACAGTCTACTTTCTCAGTATAGAAGCCGGTTGTATTACCATCATCCAGTTTAGCGAGACAGCCGGATAGAATCGCGGTGACTGTTTCGTCTTCATATATGCGATATGTCGGGCTGTCATCAGCATCCGTTAGCGCGGCAGTAGCTGGATTATGTGTACATATCGAGAATGTCAGATAAGAGCCTAAGTAAACTTCAGTTTGACAACCCATAGTTACCTACCTTTAGCCAAATCGCGCAGCATATCATTGAACTTGCCCTTAGTGTACCATGGCGCGACTTCTTCGGCTTCGGTCCAGCCCTCAGTATAGCGCTGGTTACGAAATTGATCTTTACTCCAGCGCGTAGGAGATGCATTCTTATCATGGCGCACGTCCAGATTAGGGTATACTGAATCGTATTGATCGTGCCAGTAATCATCTACGCGCTCAGGGCGATGGTGCGTACCGGGTTCAAAGCCTATACGCAGCGACCAGCCGTTTTTCTCGACCAGCGCGACGCGCTTGCGGTAATGCTCTAGTAAGAGGTCGCGGCTAGCACACAAGCCGGATACCGCGCGCGCTTGGCTTACTCGTACAGCGTGACCGTCTGTCGCGCGTACCCACCATGCATTCCCGTTATAGTAGAACAGGTCTTTGCTGGGTGGTGTAAAATCAAAGTGCGACGGATGATATAGCACGTCATGCTCACATAGAAAGATTATATCGGCTGAGCTGGCTTCTATACCCGCTAGCTGCTGCCGAAACATTGTCAATATACTACGCTCTAATTGTAACACAATATTACTACCAAAGTCAATAGGTTGTAGAGATATTGTGATTAGTTCGTAATCTTTTCGTGCGATATTTAGCTGGTTTTGACAAGCACGCATAATGAGAGGATCGAGGCAATTATCGGTATAATACACTATACCCTTAGTTGGCGCTATGGGCTGTGATTCAGCTGGTTCGGCATAGTATGGACTGGGCGCTTCAAGCTGGGCAACTATATTCAGTGATTTAGATTCACGTTCAATAAGCTGCACAAGGTCTGCGTCAGTCCAGCCTTTGACTGGCCAGAACTTCTTGACCAGCCATGATAGAGGATGTATAGCCTTGGGCCACTTGTTGTCAAAGAATAGTTCGCGCGCGTGTTTCTTGGCGTTCTCGACCTGATGGCCGCTGATGGGATAGGGAAAGCCAAAATCACCCCCTTGCGTTCGAAAGCAGTGGGCATAGTAAGTGCGATGGTTGACTATCACACGACCACCGGATAGCCATGTCTTGCAGGCTACCTCGATGCCCTGTGAGCCCCAGCTACCAAAATTCTCCTCGCAAACATCCAACTCCCAGTACTTTTCACGTGTTAGCATCCAGCATGAGCCTTGCAGGGACATAGTCTCAGTAAGATCACCTTTGTATTCAGGGCGCTTTTTGTACTCATTAAAGTATTGGAAGTGGGGCTCTGAATCAAAGCAGTATGACACACTTTGTGGATTGTTCTTGGCGATCCATACAACATCCTGACGGGTAGGCTTGCCGCATTCCTTACAAAGACCACTCGGTCCTTGATAGCGCGTATGTCCATCGGGACAGACCCAATTGAAGACGTGCAGATTACGCATGACGGGCACCATAGTCCAGTCATCATGACCGCGCATATCTTCAATCATAATACGATCAAAGCCCTGCGCGAATGAACAGTGAGCATCACATTTCATAACATACTTGGCAGTTGACTGCTGACAGGCTAGATTAGTAGCCGCGCGCTGGCCTATGGATTGTTCCAATTGGATGATTCTGACGCGCGGATCAGTAGGGATAGCAGGGTCTAGCGCGCCACCGTCGATTACGGCAATGATTTCTGTATCCGCTTCGCTGTGATCTAGGATATCTTGGATAGTATTGGGCAAGAAGGCTTCATTGCGACTTGGAATTAATACGGAGAGCATAGGTATTGACAAATCAGACATGTTTATGATACACTTTCTATATGAGCAAACGAAATTATTATGTTCCCAAAAGGAAAGGACTTCTTCGTATGAATATCCCATCTGTTAGTCCAACTAGTGCCAGCGGTAGCATGAGTTTCTCGGAGGCGATCAAGTATACGCTTATTAACAAGCACATACATAAGCTTGAGTGGGGCGACCCGGAATACTATGGCGTGCTTGATGGCGGAACATTGAAGCTGCATAAACCGGACGGCTTGCTGTACCAGTGGATTCTGTCTACTGGTGACATCATGGGTGAGGACTGGACGGTACTGTAAGTTAGACATCAATCAGTGGCCTTACATTAGAGTTGCATGGCCTACAAAGAGGTAGGTCGGTAAACTCTAAGCGCGCGTGCTTGTCCCGTAGCCATGCACTGCTGGTCCAGATGTCAGACAGGGATTGCTGGTTGAGATCGCCTAGGATTACCTGACCATTGTAGTCCATGCAGCAGAGGCATACCCTACCGTCCCAGAGAATAGTGATATTATGTCTGATATCGTGACAGGGTATCTTTCTGCCGTGAGACTCAAGAGAGTCGTGCCTAGCACCAGCCCAATTCCTGAAGTTGACACCCCTGGCTCTTTTACCCCATGTCTTGCGATGCAATTCCATATCAGCCATAGTATCTTCGGTTTCTACCATGCCGATTCGTACCTTGAACGGTGGATGTCTGCTAAGTAGATAATGGATATTAGCTGCGGTTGTGGCAAAGTCGGGACCACGGACTACCTTAGCGTAGGTTTCCTGAGTGGCCGCGTTGATACTACAGTAGACATAGCGAATCATCTTGTTGCGCACCAACCTATCGACTTTCTCCTTACTCAATAGGCTGGCATTAGTGAACAAATGAATTGAGACCTCTTGTTGCTCCATGTAGTCTAGCCATTCGAAGATACGCGGGAATGCGAATGGTTCGCCGTTTAGAAACGGGACAAAGTTAGCGTATGGGTTAGCTTGCTTGCCCTCAGCGATGATCTTATGAAATAGGTCGTCACTCATTGTACCATGCGCGCGCGTCATGTCCGATCTAGGGCAGAATATACAGTTGGCGTTGCAAGCCGTTGATGATTCAAACTGGATATTTCTAATTGGCAGCATTCTCTTCGCCCTTTTGACGCCGCGTCTTACCATCATAGGATAGATTATGGAACATACCCATCGGGTTAGTTTCGCCGCGGATATGATAGCGACCAATTGGAAACATATAGATCGGCGGACCTTCCGCTGTTTGACCGTTGTGCTCGAACTCCCAGCGCTTCCATTTAGCATGAAAGTAAACATCATCACCGCGTCGGGTAATAGGATGGTAGCCGACCAAGCTGTGCCTGGGATCGTAGCCACCAAGCTCATCAAAGATAGATTTCCTAATGACAAAGGTATTCTGATGTACGGAGGCATATAGGCCGCGGCCGATTTCTAGGCGTATGGGGTCAAAGCCATACTGGATTAGGGTATCAATGTCCTGGGTAAGCGTGCCGTCTTCGAGCAGTACACCAAAAAAGCGCCTAAATAGCATATAGTCACCAGTGTACGCGCGCGCAGCCATGATAGCTTCTTTAGATATGATGTGATCTATATCTGTCATGAAGAGATATTCACCAGTAGCCTTGCTTGCGCCTAGGTTGCGCCCTATACCCTGCGTCCAGGCCAGGGTGTTGTGTGTAGGATAGATAGCAAAGTTTGGTAAGCTATCGTATGGAGCGGTAATCGGCGGATCACTGCCATCATCCACGAAAATGATCTCTACGTCCTTGGGAAGATGCATGTTGCGGAAGTGTAAGTACTGGCGACGTACTACTTCATAGGATTGATAAATGCTGATAACAATGCTTACTTTCATGTTGGCTTCTGTATAGGCTCATCAGACCACTCACAAATGGCAAGTCTACTAGCAGGTTGAAGAAGATCGTCACCTATAAGACAAATAATCATTTCCCCATCATCAAACCACATCTCGCAAATGTCGCCACTACCACCAGCATCATCTGATCGAAATGTATCACCCGGTGTATTGTAGGTCACCCAATAAAATCCAGGCTTGGTTGGTTTCTGTTTAGTCCATTTCATTATGTTATACCTTTCTACATAAGAATTGTGGATACTTCTCTAGCCATACGGGTAAGGCACGCGGCGCGTCATCTGACATATCTACTATCTGCATTTGCTGCCGCCAGCCGCCGCGATTGTATAAGTCAGTTCGACCAGCTACCTTAGCAGCTAGCTCCTCGTCTGTACCCAATTTATGCAACACATTATGTGATTCAGCAATATTCTCCGCTTTCAAGCGGATACGAACCGGGTCCGCACCAAGATAGCTATAATGCCAGCCACCGTTCTCGCGCTCATTGCGGTAGCGGTGCAGTTTGAGAAAGTCACGCATCTGCTGCGGCTGGTCAAATGTACCGTAGTTGGCTACCACGGAGCCGCGCCAGGTCTGATTGAGTCTGCAATTGACATAATAGTAGAACATCTGCTGGCGCAAGACAATCCAATTTGTCTCGGCAGAGTATGATAAGACGGTATTTATATTAGGGATTTCATCAGCGTCCGAAACAATGATTTTATCGCCTGGGTTGGCTAGACCGTCTAGACCGCGCATAATGCAGTTGCGTTGAAAGTTCTCAGCAACCCAGATATTGTCTAGAGAATAGTCCGGTAGATCGGTCACCTTTACGTAGATGAGCCTGTCCAGCCACGGCTTGTATAAGTCCAAGTGTTGTTCCAGAACAAATTCTTTGGGCTTGCCAGTGTGTGTCTTGTTGGCCTCTACTATTATAAAGTAATCCACAACATCGCCTAGCTCCATCATGCGCAGCTCGACTACCTCTATTTCGTTGAAGAACTGGATACAGTCAAAGATTTTCATTTTACATAGAACCATGTCTTGTTCTTGTTATTAGTTAGGACAAACCAGGGTGCAATACGCATCGCGCGCGTCCAGCTGGTAACAGCTTCCGCAACATTCATTTCGTACCAATGGCGCGATGTACTCCACCAGTCATCAAAGTCATGACCAGCCACAATGCCCCCAGTGTGAACCTTGCGTGACCATTGAGCTATGTCCCAGACTGTGTTCTCAAAAGAGTGGTTGCCATCCACGTATACAAAGTCCAGAGAGTTGTCCGCAAATGCCTTTACAGCATTTTCGCTATAATCGCGGATCAGTGTACAGCCGCTGTAATGACTGGTGTTAGCAACGGCTAGATCATACGCCTCTGTAACACGCTGTGGATCAATACTATAGCCGGGATATGCTGTCCACGGATCGACGGCATAGAGCTTCAAGCCGGGAATATAATGCATCAACTTAGCTGAGTACTCACCGCGAAATACACCTATCTCTACACCCACCTTGAAGCCTAACTCACTTAGTAATATCGGAAAGTCCTTACGTCTGCCGATCGGTATATAGATCGGTGACGGCTGACTGAGGTCTATATTATACTTATTGACAATATAATCAAGTGTATTCATCTTTGGAACCACATCCATATACTATTATCGGCTAACACAAACCAGGGTCCAATACCATAAGCTGAGGTCCAGCCGCGCACCACATCTTTGCAGTGGACTACTAAATGCGGGTGATTATGACGTGCGTAATCATGACCGGACACAATACCGCCAGGGCGTACTTTCTTGGACCAGTAAGCTATATCCTGGGTGCAGTGCAGAAAGTCATGCGCGGCGTCAATATAGACAAAGTCCAACGAGCCGTCTGCAAAATCAGCAGCAGCATCTATACTCCATTTACGAATCAGAGTGCAGTTATAAGGGGCTAGGCGCGCGCGGGCTTGCTCATAGTTGCTATCAAATCTTGACTGGTCAGTATAGCCTAGAATATCAGTATAGCCAGGATAAACGGTCCAGGCATCAATGCCATAGAGTTTCAGATCAGGGATGGTTTGGCAAAGTAGCTCTGAAAAATGCCCATACTGCACGCCGATTTCTGCACCAACCTTGAAGTTGAGTTCCCTAAATAAGTTAGCTAGTTCTTGCTTACCAGCATTAGGCACGTAGATAGGCATTCTTGCGTTAGTGTCTAACTTATATTGCCCAACGAAGTAGTCTAGTGTATTAGTTATTGTACTTGGTTGATCCATAGCCAGCTCCAGCCTGAAGCATCGTCATCCAAGATAAACCAGGGGTGTATGCGGTAAGCTGCTGTCCACGCGTTAACTACGTACTTAGTATGAACATATCTATATGTCATATGACCTTCGCCGTAGTCATGTCCCGAAATCAGACCACCGAGACGCACTTTCTTGCTCCACTCGGCTATGTCATTAGTAACGTATTGGAAACGATGATCAGCATCGATAAAGACAAAGTCAAGAGAGCCATCGCGAAAGTCGGCCAGCGCGTCCATGCTCTTCTTACGAATGATGGTTGAGTTGGGATATACAGATAGTCTCTGTTTAGTAGCTTGATATATCTTTTCGTGCTCACGCGCGCCGCGCATTCTTTTGTGCTCGTATACTTGCCATGGATCAATAGAGTAGATATGCACTTCGGGAAGCTCGCGGCATAATATTTCCGAGAATTCACCCTTTAGAACACCAATTTCTGCGCCGGATTTATAACCTAGTTCCCTACATAAACTGGGATAGTCTACAGGTTTATAGAACTTGATCGTAAACGGCGACGGCTGCGCAAGGTCTATATGATACTTGTTAACAATATGAGCTACGGAATCAAGCATTAGCAATATACTCCAGTAGTTTAGTAGCGCGTACTCGATTGGTATGGTACTTCTTTAGCCATTCATAACCAGCAAGTCGTATACGATCAACGTCGTCCGGGTGGTCTAGTAGAAATCGTAGTTTGCCCCGCAAGTCCTTAGAAGTATCAAAAATTATTGCTGTTTCACCATCAATAAATGGATGATCAATAGCTATCTTGGGACGCTGGGCCAGTAACATAGCACCATGCGCTGGGACTTCATAGTAGCGCACCGTATCGTGACCGAAGCCGTATAAGCTAAGACCGATCCTAGCTTTCAGAAGTTCAGCAGAGTATGTCTGCTGCGACATAGATACTCGGCGCGGAGTTATACCACTTACTTCTTCAAAAGCGCGTAGGCAGTCCTTGCGATAGCTGTTTAAAGAACCTGCAAAGAACGCCGGAATAGTCCTCTCGGTATTGATGTCAGCTGGGATGTATTTCTCAGAGTACGAAAAGTTCAATGGTAAAATATGATGGAAGCGCATGTGCCGACCGCGATATTCACGCTTGAAGCACAGCCGCGCGTTTAGATCAGTCCATAGTTTGTTATTAATACCTACAAGATCACCCATGTCAACTAGATATACCGGGGTAGTTACTGACTTTTTCTTCAAAAGATCATAGAACCTATCATAGTCTATACCCTTTGTCCTAAAGTCATATTCCGTACCGCAGCCAACTAGAATAGCATCAAACGCATCATTGCCGAGCATGTATTCCTTTTCAGTATCCGTTGCAATAATCGGCCAGTCAAACATACAGGGATAACGGCGATAGCGGATTGATTCCCCACCATGCAGGGATGGCTTATAAGGGTATTCTAGAACATTATCTGGGCCAAGTACACGGCATAGACCATCAAAAAGAGTATCTTCACCATGATCTGAAACAGCCCTAGTACAGAACAGGATTTTCATTGCTTGATACACTCGTATTCCATAAGAAGCGCATTACCATGAGTAAATACTTCCTCAGCTGCTATAATATCAAAGTATTGACATAGTGCATCTTCAATTAGATCACAGCCAAAGTAATACTGTTGATTGGATTTCCAGTCAGCTGGGCCTTCTACATCACCAGTCCATACGAATAACAATAAGGTTCCATTATGCTTTAGCACCCTGGCGTACTCACTAATTACCTTGCTTACATCGATAGAAGGGATATGATCCAGGGTTGATAGGTCTAATACTACGTCATAGATGGAGTCATCGTATGGCAGGCTACGAATATCGCCCTGGCGTATACGTATGTCTGGGAAGCGCTCCTTGAATCTTTGAATTACCCTTTCATCGTACTCGATGATGTCTATTGTACCGGGAATTTTATCGACAATCGGCTGTCTCTTTGTCTCATTATTGGCATCAGTCTTTAGGACCATGTAGCCTGGTTTGACTACCCGCTGGCATTCACTGATATAGTATAGGCCAAGGTTACCCCATTTTCTAGACATCACCGCGCCTCAGTATCATTATCCTGCGGTTGTGCAAGCGATCTAGCTGCATAATCGGAGTAATGCGTACATTTTGATCTAATATATACCCGGATAGCATTCTGGTAATGTCTTCAATGTAAATTGCATAGCGCTCAATGGTTTCTAGCACTATGTACTGTGGATGACACTTATCTACTATACGAGATATTGACTGACTGATGTTAGCGTTATCTTTACCGTTATGACCAAATACAAGTAGAATATCACAGCGATCTACTTGATCAGCCATCTCAGCATCGGTAATATGATAGAAAGTGATGGCGCGTGGGCGATCCTCATGGTCCAAGATGTCATTGCCGATGTATTCGGCGTATGTATAAGGTAGATAATGCCATAGACGCGCTTGTAGACAGTCTAGGTCTACGATAACCTTATTGGGTACCTTGTCCCATAGGTAGCCAGCTACAAAGAGCATACGGTAGTCGGTTTCTGGACCGAGGTATTCCCAAGTCATTATACGGGTTCCCTATAGCCGAGCTTCTCACGCCAGTTTTCGGGCCAACCGGGCATGGGCATGAATTTGTCTATCAACCAATCGAAGTTGTGGACGCGGTTCTTCAGCTCGCGATTGTTGAACCAGAAGTCCCAGCTATACTTATAGCTTCTACGACAGTCACGCACGTCCATATAGTACATGCGACCGTACTTGGGGCCTTTGTGCAAGTGAGCGTACCATGTATTCTTGTTTACTTTGCATTGCCCGCCAGTCATCCAAGTCTTAAAGCTCACCTCCTCCGCTTCCTGACCCCAGCCAGTATAACCTTCTACTTGCATAAAGCCGCAACGCTCGAACCATGCCTTAGTCATAAACCAGCACGAGCCCTGAAATGTAATGATATCATCTATAGGGATACTCATGTTCTCCAGCGTACGCTCATCCCACTTGAAGCCATGAAAGGCTGGGCCGTCACCCTTAGCTGGATTGATAAATTTGTTAGGCCAGATCAAATGTTCATAGTCAATGGGCGGGCGAGCGTCACACTGGTCCTGTAAGCACCAGTTCTCAGCATCCAGACGGTTGCGGCGCGGAACCTGCACCCAGTCGGGCTGGTGGTCGCGCAATAGGACTTCGTCAAAGCCGGGAGCCATCATGCAGTGTGCATCCAAGGACATGATATGGTCGCCAGTACCGATTTCTGCTACTAGGTTAATCGCCTGGCGCTTCTTGGCATACTTGGTAGGTGGGAATTTGATATAGTGGACGCGCGGATCATCTACTACTTCTTTGGGGGGTAGTTCGTAGCCATCTAGTACGGGATAGACGTTGATGTTGCCAGTAGCTTTAGCTAATACATCACATGTGGTCTGGTATAAGAAGCGTTCGGTTTTGGATGGAATAACGATATCTAGGGAGCTGGACATTGCATTTTCCTTTCTATTAACCATTTATAATACTTCTTCCGAAAATTGTCGAATGGACGCCGTTAGCTGAAATAATAGGTACTAGGACTAACCCAGCCGATGGTGATACCGATGGTGATTCAGAGACGCTAGGGCTTAGGGATGGGCTAATGCTAGGTGATTCAGAGATACTTGGCGACAGGGATGGTGATACGGATGGCGACTCAGAGACACTAGGTGATAGTGATGGTGATTCACTGGGACTCTCAGATACCGATGGTGACAGTGATGGGCTTACTGAAATAGACTCTGACGGCGACTCAGAAACAGATGGGCTAATACTAGGTGATTCAGATACAGATGGTGATAGAGATGGCGATTCAGACGGTGACTCTGATGGGCTTTCACTTATCGACGGTGATAGTGATGGTGAAACTGAAGGCGACTCAGATGGTGATTCACTGGCACTTGGGCTCAGTGATGGTGATTCAGATACTGATTCAGACGGAGATTCGCTAGCACTTGGTGATAATGATGGTGATTCACTTATAGACTCAGATGGTGATTCACTTACTGAAGGCGAAAGAGACGGGCTAACTGATACAGATTCACTCGGCGATTCTGATATAGATGGCGACAGCGATGGCGACAGCGATGGCGATTCGCTAGGGCTCTCAGATACACTCTCGGATGGTGATTCACTTACACTTGGTGATAGTGATGGCGACTCTGATACTGACTCACTTGGTGATTCACTTACCGATGGTGACGCAGATGGTGATTCCGATATACTTGGACTAAGAGATGGCGATTCAGATACGGATGGTGATAGTGATGGCGACTCTGATACTGACTCACTTGGTGATTCGGATACACTGGGTGATAAGGATGGTGATTCACTTATAGACTCAGATGGCGACTCACTTACTGAAGGCGAAATCGATGGCGATTCACTAACCGACTCAGATGGCGACTCAGAAATTGACTCACTAACCGATTCAGATGGCGACTCACTTACTGAAGGTGAAATCGATGGCGATATCGATGGCGATTCAGATATAGATGGTGACAGGGATGGTGATATAGACGGCGATTCAGATGACACCCCTATCGATGGACTTACCGATGGTGATTCGGATATCGATTCTGACGGGCTTTCAGATAGGGATGGTGATAAGGATGGTGATTCGCTAATCGATGGTGAGAGCGATGGGCTCTCGGAAAGTGATTCTGACGGTGACTCACTTATCGACGGTGATAGGGACGGTGATATAGATACCGATTCCGATGGACTTTCACTTATCGACGGTGATAGGGACGGTGATTCACTAAGGCTCTCAGACGGCGAGATGCTTACGGATGGTGAGAGCGATGAGCTCTCGGAAAGTGATTCTGACGGTGACTCAGATGGGCTTTCAGACGGCGATTCAGACGGTGATTCCGAAACCGATGGTGATAGGGACGGTGACTCACTTACTGATTCTGACGGGCTTTCGCTTATGGATGGCGAAAGTGACGGCGAGACTGATACACTTTCACTTGGACTTTCACTTATAGACGGCGATAGAGATGGTGACTCAGATGGGCTTACACTAGGTGATTCGGATATTGATGGTGACAGTGATGGACTAACACTAACACTAGGGCTAAGTGATGGGCTTACACTGGGCGATTCCGAAACCGATGGGGAGAGCGATGGTGACTCTGAGATACTTGGTGAAAGAGATGGGCTTTCAGACGGCGATTCAGACGGAGATTCTGATATAGATGGTGATATACTGGGCGAAACACTTACTGACGGGCTCAGGGATGGTGATTCGCTTACTGATGGAGATACCGATGGCGATTCGGATACAGATGGACTAACTGACGGGCTAACCGATGGTGATTCACTAATGCTAGGAGACAGTGATGGTGATGCCGAAGGTGATTCGGATGCCGATCCTATTGATGGGCTTACCGACGGTGATTCGGATACTGATTCTGATGGACTTTCGCTTGGGCTTTCCGAGATACTGGGCGATAGTGATGGTGATATACTGGGTGATTCAGACAGCGATTCGGATACACTTGGACTTAGTGATGGGCTCTCGGATACTGATTCAGATGGGCTTTCACTAACAGATTCACTTGGGCTCTCGGATACGGATGGCGACAGACTAGGTGAAACACTAATGCTTTCAGATGGTGATTCACTCGCCGATGGCGACAGTGAAGGACTAACACTAACCGATTCGGAAGGTGATTCCGAAATAGATTCGCTTGGGCTTTCACTGATTGACGGTGATAGGGATGGCGACTCGGACGGCGATTCCGATGGGCTAACACTCACTGATGGGCTCAGTGAAGGTGACTCACTTGGACTTTCACTTGGGCTTTCCGAAACAGATGGTGATAGTGAAGGTGACTCGCTTACTGATGGTGATAGCGATGGAGATTCAGATAGGCTTTCACTCGGGCTTTCAGAGATAGATGGACTTAGTGATGGTGACTCGCTTATTGATTCAGATGGGCTCTCGCTAATACTTGGTGATAGGGACGGCGAGACCGATATGGATTCAGACGGGCTTTCACTCGGTGATTCTGATATGCTGGGTGAGAGTGACGGACTTACCGAAGGCGACTCACTAATACTTTCTGATGGGCTCTCGGAAACAGATGGCGATAGACTTGCGCTTGGGCTTAGTGAAGGTGACTCACTGGGTACTTCACCCCAGTCTATGTGCCAGTAGTTGGTACGTAGGGTGATGCCAGGTTCCTCTGACGGCGACACCGAAGGAGATTCGCTTACTGAAGGCGATAGTGATGGCGAGACAGATATCGATTCTGACGGAGATTCGCTAACCGATGGGCTTAGTGATGGCGAGACAGATATCGATTCTGACGGAGATTCGGATATACTTTCAGATGGTGATTCGGATACACTGGGTGAGAGAGATGGTGATTCACTAGGACTTTCACTGGGCGATTCTGAAATACTTGGGCTGAGTGACGGGCTCTCAGATACAGATTCGCTTGGGCTCTCAGAAACAGACGGCGATAGTGATGGTGATTCTGATACAGATTCACTTGGACTAACACTAGGTGATACACTAGGCGATATGGATGGACTTTCCGATACACTAGGTGATAGTGATGGTGATTCTGAAACAGACGGCGACGCCGATGGACTTTCTGAAATACTAGGACTTAGCGACGGCGACACACTAGGCGATTCACTTACGGATGGCGATAGACTAGGTGAAATTGATACCGATGGTGATAGAGATGGACTTTCCGAAACGCTAGGGGATATAGATGGACTTTCTGATACACTTGGCGACAGCGACGGACTGACTGATACACTTGGCGATACTGACGGCGATACTGATACTGATGGGCTTAAGGACGGCGAAACGGACGGACTTACTGAGACCGATGGCGAAAGTGATGGAGAAACAGATACACTGGGCGACAATGATGGCGAGACTGATATCGATGGACTCAGTGACGGACTCACCGATACAGATGGTGAGAGTGATGGTGATACTGATGGTGACGGGCTTGACTGAGCTGGTCTAAAGACAAATGTACCGCCGTACGAATCCATACCGGTAGCGACATTAGTAATATCAGTTGCACCAGTTGATGTCCCGCCAGTTGCAAATGTCTGTGAAGCAACCGAAAGACAACCATTACCACCAACATTCTGGGCTCTGGTATCCCAACTACCACCGGGCATCGTGATGGCGCTGTCAGTATTGACTACCCAGCAAGCCAAAGCAAATGCACCGTTGCATGCTGTTGTTACGGCTGGCGCAGTTGGTGAGGTGTCATTACTGTAAGCAGTCCAGGCACCAGTACCAGAAAACGCTACATCTTGTGGACTATTGCTACTGATACCGGATAGTGCAGCTACCCACCAGCCGACTGGTTCGGATGTACTGGCTGAGTCAAAGGTATAAGTCGCAGGTTCGCCAGCCGCGTTGGTAACATATTTATAAAAGATACCCGCGTATCTGTCATTCTGGGTTGTAATGCCAGCTGACGCGGCAACAGTCCAGCCCGCGTCTGGCGCAACCACAGACGCGTATTCCTTACCGACAACTGCTACTAAGTAGTCACTGTTAGCAATACTAGCTGGCGCGATGATAGCAAAGGTGCCATCTGCTGCTCCAGTAGTAGTACCACCTGTACAGGCTGAACGGACTGCAATTGCCATCTAGTAATTAGTCCCTTTTAGGTACATCTCAATCTTTAGAGATCATGTTGACGGTTGTGATTATACTTGGGCATGCCGGTCGATCAGGGTTGGCCGCTGATGCCGACGCCACTAGAACTGTACCGGTATCATCCGACCACCACTTGAGTTCAAAATATTGGCTAGCCGAGAATGTATAGATATAGGTTACCGTTACAATACGTTCATTACCAGTACCAACGAACTTGCTGACTGTGTTAGAGCGCGAGACGTTAGCGCCATCTACCGCTAGCCAGATGTCCATTGTTTTGTTAGGCGCGGTAGATTTAGCTACTGCCGAGAATGTAATAAGATAAGTTCCTGCTGTATCGATATAGACTGCCGCGGGACAGGTTACCGTGCTGTGCGTAATACCACTCTTGCACTCGTCTATATTGTAAGTGATAGCGTATGCGCTGGCAGTGTTACCTATAGTCTGAGTAGTAGAATCCGAGAAGCAGCCATAGGGTAGACTAAGGCCAGCCGATCCACTGAATGATGTTCTGCCCGACGCACTGATATTGACATAACTTGTCACGCCGCCGTCGCCCAGAATGATGTTGTTTGCGCTGTCCACAACAATAGCTTTAGCGACTGCCGCATCATCGTTAGCAAAAACGCGGTGCGATAGCGAGTGATCGGGGCTACTGAGTTTGTTTGATGTTAGTGGTTGTCCGATTGCCATATTATTACTCCTATGTTGGCGCGTTAGGGTCTAGTTGGTAGACACGACAGGTTACTATATTTCCTGGTCCTAGATAGTTGGTAAGGTCGTCTATATGCGCGAATAGAGAAAAGTCAGTATTTGCGCCAGGTGATACATAGTAGGCGTATTCATCTGCATAATCTGTGATGTCAGAAGCGTAAGAATCAGAGACTTGATCTATGACCTCCCATTCATCAGTATTATAGTTGTAGATTTGCAGATAGACATAGGATATTGCCGGGTCTACGTCAGTTTGGCCGTACCATTCAAAGGTAGCCTTGACGACCGACACCGCGAAGTCCTTGAATTGATGGATGGCAAATTGTTCAGTTGCAGTTTGATCTACATAAGTGCTGTCTTTGTCCTCTACGTCAAGGTAGTCTTGCGCAGAGTAAGAGGTTTCTAGGTTGGTATCAGCAGCTGGTAGGTTAGCATAGTTACCGCGCGTATATTCAGCCCAACCCGGTGACGGTGATGGTGATACTGATGGCGATTCAGATGGCGAGGCACTAGGCGAAATACTTACTGAGGGCGATAGGGATGGTGATGCTGATGGTGACTCAGAGACAGATGGCGATAGTGATGGTGACTCAGATGGTGATACTGATACTGAGGGCGATAGGGACGATGACGGTGATGCCGATGGCGACTCAGAGGGTGATTCCGAGACAGACGGCGATAGGGATGGCGATACTGATGGCGATTCAGATACTGATTGAGAGAGCGATGAGGATGGTGACAGCGACGGTGATACTGACGGCGATTCGGATACCGACGGTGATAATGAAACCGATGGACTTAGACTAGGTGATTCACTAGGGCTCTCAGACGCTGATTCATATACGCCGGGCCAGTAGACATTAGGCCAGTAGACATTAGGCCAGTAGACATTAGGCCAGTAAATGTTTGAGGCCATATTATATTATTATGTCCCTTTTAGAGTGACTGCCGTACGGTTTCCATCGGCATCAACGGTTGCCGTAATGCGATTATCGTCATCAGCGATATTACGAAATGTAATTGTAGACGTTCCCCCACCGGCACTCTTAAGGGCCAAAGCAGAGAGTAACAAACGCAGCACTTGTCGGAATGTTAGAGAGCCTTCCACTACCTCGTCTAAGATGGCATCAATAGCAGTATCATTCCACTTTACATTACTATCGCTCTTAGGAACCTTAGCAAGCTCGGCAGGAATATTACCAGCAGTCTGTATTGTGCCTAGCACGTGAGTCACATCTACACCCCAAGGCTTAGCCGTAGTGCCATCCCAGGAGACGATCAAGCCGCCAACGATAGTATCGCCAATAGCAGCGCTACCGCTCTTCTGCTGGAAGATGTCTACCCAATAGAAACCAGCCGTTGTCAAGCCTGCTGGCCAAGTTCCAACGTAGAAGTAGCTACTCGCGGGCGTCTCTGTTAGCGCAATAGCATAATTAGCCCAGTGCGTCACATCCAAAGCCTCCAGCGCGCTACCTGTTATATACCAATAGGTTTTATCAGCAGCGCGAATCGTTACATACAGGGTTTTACCTGTAGTTGTATGCCGCCAGGATAATTCACCAGCCATACTTATACTCTCCTAATCATCATGCCACCGATTTCAGGCATCACCGCTAGGTTCAGGTCCTCATTTTCAGGATATGACCAGGCTCGCCAGCCCATCATAGGAGCAATCTGTTGCTCCATCTCCATTTCAACAATAGCACCAACAGTGGTAGCCATCAACCTAGTCAGCTCCATCTCAACAATTACACCGACTGTTGTTACTACCAGTCTATGGCCCTCCATCTCCACGATAGGGCCAACAGTGGTTACTACCAGTCTATGGCCCTCCATCTCCACGATAGGGCCAACAGTGGTTACTCGTAATGATTCAGTCACTACGCATAACCTCCTTCACTCTTTACACCTACCTCTAGGCCATTGATACCGGTTTGATCCCAAGCTGTACCATCAGGACAGAGGGTACGCCGTTCAATTACCAGAGCGTAATCAGAAGCGACATTCTGCGCCGTTCCCTCCCAGTCCGTCGAGTTTTCCCGTAGAAACGGCACAGCCTGGGTAGAAGCCGTACCGGTCTTCTTGGCAATCGCGAAAGGCCAAACTGCATTCACTGTCATGCCCGCGATAATAGTATAATCGGTAGTAATATAGCTATCAATCACACTGGCAGATGTCGCGTAGACATAATCTGTATCCCCGTTAGGCGCTAGTTCATCAACTAGCGCGTAGTTATTAACCTTATTGCCGTCCGATCCATCAAAATTGGAGTAATTGCCACTGGCACTAAGAGTCATCTCATAAAACTGCCTCATCGGTGGAGCAGCCGCAGCCGCTTCACTGGTTGTATCATCACAATAGAAGTCGTCAAGTAGCATACCCGTGGATGGAGAATCAGGACCGCCAAAGATATAAACATTAGTAATATTAGCAGCACCGGTATTGCCCTCAAAACGCATAATCTCTGTGCCGTCGTAATATACCACGGCCCAACCAGCCACGGCATCTATCTTTACATCCAAGCCGATATGTCGCCACGCCCCCAACACTGCACCAGTGTAAGTATCTTGCTCGCTGGCTCCAATGTAGAGAGCCATATCACCACCACTCTTCACGCGAACACCAACTAAAATATTGTTAGAAGCATCTCGTAAATTAAACAAGGTGCTTGTACCAGAGGCCGGCGCTTGAAGTTGCCAGTGGCCGCCGATACGTTTCTGAAGGCTAGCAGTAGTAGCTTTCTTTGCCCATGTTGTAGCAGCTGTGAGAGAGTAACAATTAGCACCGGTTTTACCACCAGTTTTGTTAGTACCGCTATAATTACCAGTCCCAAATTCATACAAATCAGAATCAGCGCCATAATGAGCACCAATTTCCCATTCAGATGTAATTGTCATTAGACATCTCCGTTAGTATCTATTACCATTCCTTTACTGCGCAACCCCAGTAAACCACTTACCGTACTCAGTAAAGGAGTCTGTAGTACTACGCCCGGTAAGCAATGATGTATCACAGGTCTTGCCGGGATACCACCAAGCATCCGGCGATTGATAGTCAATTGACCATGCGTAGCGGGTAATCATCGGCTCGGACTCAAAGTAGTCAATCGCCTTCTGTGCTTCAATCAAAGAGGAAGTCAGCGAGCCGTTGATACATACCGGAACAGCCCATTCCGTGATCCACACTTCCGGGATGTCCCAGGCTTTCGCCAGCGCGATGTATTTCTTTGTGATGTTGATTAGGTCATCAGCTCTTGCGACGTAGCCATGCACAGCCAGAGCATCCCAGTCAGGAGGGTGGCCGTATTGAGCGATGAAGGCTTCCCGGCACTGTACGATCCACAGTGGATTGATCTGGCTTGCACCCGGCGCAACCTTCTTGCGATCCGGGTGCGCCTGTTCGATAGCATTGATCAGGTATGGACAGCGTAGAACTGCGATATTAGCCTGCTCGACGCCATCCGGTTCGTTGAACTCCATTAGCCATGTGCTATTACAGATCAGCGGCACGTCACCGATACCCCAATCACCCCAGATCATCGGTACAGCTTCGGGTTGTACCATACCCCAACTACCTTCCGGTGGCGTCCAAGGGCAAGGTCCCCAGTCGTAGAACCAGGAAGCATTGAACAGTACAGCAGAGTCATACACACCGCCTAAGCCCTTCTTGCCGGGATCGCTGCGGACTGCCAGTGGAAAATACTTAACAACCGCCGCTGATGTAGTCGTATTCACGATAGATATAAAAGGCCGCGACTCAATCTGTGCACCGGAACACATCATGGAGATGACCACTGCTACCACGATCAGCAGAATTGTACGCTTCGCCATTTATATATCTTTATATACGAAGACCAATATGCTTGCCGAACAAGCGGTTTTAGATCGGTCTAAGCATAAAGTTACAGCGTATGCGCGACGTTGCCGTATCGCCGTTAATGAGGCGTACACGTACCGCGTTGCCAAGCACTTCAAGATCAAACGTGCTGGCAGCACAAGCAGTTACCTGACAGCTGGCACTAGTGATATCCCAATTGCCGCCCCAGTTGGAGGACTGTTCAACGTACAGACCAGAGCCTGCTCCTAATGCAACAGCCGCATCCGAACGGAAGATACCGACCAGCCGCGCATAGCCGTTGCTGATAAGACTACCCGAAGCGTCCTCTTTAGCTGCTATAGCACCATAGGAGGACGCCGAGAAGACTATCGGCATAACTTGACTATGTAGATTCATAATAGTAATCCTTAGCTTTTCCTTGAAACCCTAAAGGGTTTCAATAGTAATAAATACGGAGTACATCAAGCCAGCCAGGGCTGACCGTGTACTCCGTCTAGACTACCGATATTCATTAATGCTGCTCCCAGCCCTTGCTTACCTAGGGCCACAAGGGGCTCTATCTCACAAGAAAGCCATCTAATTAAGGGTAGCAACTACTGCTACTATATAAGTATATAGCACGGCCATGTGCCTATGTCAAGACTTATCGGCGTCTTACGCCATACTCATACGGTGTATGGCCTCAGGGGTTATTCTCTTCGCTCGACGAGCACTCAGCGGTCGAACCCGCTGAGACCGATGCGCTCGCTCGGAGAGTATAAGGGGATTGCCCCCTATTAGCCAGTTAGCAGCATATACTGAATGGTAAGCTTGCAACCAGCTACCGCTGTGCAAGCCGTAGCCATGAAGTCCAGATCGACGACATTGGTTGCCGCCGATGCACTAACAAGCACAAGGCCGTCCGGCACGGAAGCCGCTTGGACGAACACATAGTTGCCGATAGCTGCGCCGGTAACCGACATCTGGCATGAGCCGGGTGCGCCAGCCGAAGCACTGTCCGTAGCTGCGAACGACGGCGCATTGACTGTACCGGAACCGAACAGCAGTTTGGTGAGCTTTGTACCGCCACCAATAGCTACGCCAGAGCTGGATATAGTCATGCTGCCAGATGAGTTGTTAAGGGAACCGGTAGTAAGGGTTCCGCCAGAGAATGCGACATCACCGGAGAAAGCTGCGCCACCGGTAGCTTCGATTTTACGCCGAATACGAAAACAAGGCATATGGACCATCCTTTCCGCGGGCAACGCGGATCATCCTAAGAGTTAGACCCTTTCGGGCGTCTACGGGCAACGTAGACCATCAGTCCCTTAATGGACTGGCCGTACTACATTACACGACGTTATACAGAATAGCACCACTGTCAGAGGCTGTAATAACCTCGTCGGTGTAGTGCATAGCTTCTACGACGTCCTGATGTTCCTGATCCTCGCGATAGCGACGCACGGTACGGTTACCCCATTCAAGGACATAACCGGCTGCGGGTGTCATCAGGGATGGCGTTGCAGGCACATAACCGCACCAGAACTGATCGCCCCAGATGTATAATGGGCTAGCAGTAACGCCTTCCTGACCCTTATCCCACAGGGCGTTTCCGATCAGGACCTTTTCGAAGCCAAACCATGAGCGTAGGTCACCAACTTCCACCCGACCAGATGGACGTGTGTACTTCACGCGGTCCAGGAAGTCAGGGTGCTGGCGTAGGTGCCGCCAAACGTCCCAAGACATAACAGCCACATTGGGCTGCGCGCCGGTAACACTGATGACGCCGTTCATAGCAGCATCGATATCGCCCCATGGGTCGGAAGTATCGACGGACCATTGGGTTGTGGGCGTAGTGCTGTAGGCCCAGAGCCCGCTGCCACCGGTAGTAAGATTGGCAACACGCCGCTCAAGGGCACGCAGCAAAGCGCTGGTCACAAACTCAGTCGCTTCAACATCAGGCCGTAGAGGATTATCGGCATTATCGCGCACTTCGTCGGGCACAACCTTCGCGATAGCGTAGTTGATGGCTACGTAGGAGGCGGTTGTGATGTCGTAGTCGGCGCGAGCCGCGCGGGTTCCAGGAGCACGTATGGCAACTTCATCACGCTGCCAAGCGGCTTTCGGGAAGACCCAGTAGTAATCGGTTTTCTTGTTCACGCCGACTACAGGGAATACCTGATCAGCGATAAACGCAGCATTAGTATAGGCGATGCTGATATTCGACAACGCAGTATCGATATGGACATCGCGCACAGTAGGCATAGGCATTGTATATATCCTCCTTTATGACAGGTGCGTACCGGTGTAGAACATCTCTATGCAGCGACCACTACCGCTGGCAACAGCTTCCAGCGAAATCCCTGCGATATTGATGCTACCCGTAGCGGTGATAACAGTGCCCATGGCCCTTCCACCGGAAGCGGTCTTGACAAGACCACCGTAGGTGAGCGGTGACGAAGAGTTCTCGCAGTCCGTATAGATTTTGGTAAGACCATACAGACACACGGTAGCTTCCTCGCCAACATTGGGGTCGTTCTGCAAGACGCCAAGAGTAGAAGCGTTGACTGTCAG